AGACGGAACAAGCGGGTCCACCGGCGTGTTGCGCGTTGGCGGAATATACGCATTTGCTGGTGTTGATTGGCGCACGCCCTTGCGGATTGTTTCGTTGTCCGAATTGGTAACGCGCTGCTCTAGGTTCATTTCGCGCTCAGGCGCACTACCCCCCAACACCGCCTCCGATTTTGCCAAAGTATAAATCCGGCGATAGGCGATGGCGTATTTCAGCAATTCTTTGTTGCCCTCAGCTAACAGCGCCTTTGCAAGCGGCCACGCAATGTTATCGTTAGCGGCCTTGCCGTCCCAATCCTTGCCAATGTTACCGCGAATGGCTAACCGCGCCTTGTGCTCGTGGCAAGCCTGCCATTCCGTTACAAGGCGGGCAGGGCGGTCATGCACGTAAGGCTTAGGCGTTGCCGTGGGCTTGTTGGGTGCCGCGCTGTAGATCGTTGATCGCTTGCCGGTCATATTGCGGCCTGTTCTGCCTTGGCGATAACCGCCCGCGCTGTATTCAATGCCTCGTCGCAACCCGCGTTATTGGTAGCGTCGGCCATTGCGTCGCATCTTTCGGTTAAAACGCACAAGGCAACAAGCAATTCAGGCGCAAGCGCACCAAGCCTTTCGCGCCGTGCAATGTCTTCTATTGTTACAATAGCCATATCCGCCCCTATGGTTTGCGTTACGCGGTAGATAGCATGTTTAGCACGTTATGTCAAGGGGAAAGGGCTATTAGCGAAAATTGATATATTCCATAAACTCGATATTAAGCATTGTCCGCGCTTGACGCGATAAAGGCGGCATTGACTGCCACCCTTTGCTTTTCAGGAATGCCGCGAATTTTGGCTGGTAAGCCTCAAGCCCGCAGGGCTGTGTAGGTGTCTGCTGCGAGTTTGTCGTAAGCGCCGTTTCCGAGAATTGCATCAAATGCCTCCTTGAGTGACTTGCCGGCTGCTACGTTTGCCAAGATTGCTGCGCTGATTTTCTGGTTGGTGGTCATTTCCGTATTCCTTCGCTTGCGTTTCAATAACTAGAAATTACCATAACGCGCGAAAGTGTCAAGCATAAAATGCTAAAGGGTATAAATTAAATCGGCATTCGCGCCGATTGTTTTTAGATTGCGATTGCGCGGGCAAGGTGCTTGAAATAATCAACGACGTTTCCGTTAAGAAAATCAATCTTAACAATCATTGATTTGATTCCGGCCTGCTCCTGCGCGCTGGTTGACTTGATTGCGTCAAGTATAATCTCCAGCGGAATGTAGTTTACGCCGCTTGCACCCTCGGCCTCGATAACGGTTTCGGTGTCGATATTCTTTTCGCTTACGAAAGTATCAAGCCATTTGGTGAAAGTCATTTCCGTGTCTCCTTGTTTGTGATTTGAATTTATCACAACGGGAAAACATGTCAACAAGAAAATGCTAAAGGTGCTAAAATAGTTTCAAGCCAACCCGTTATGCCTAAGCTGGCGGAATGAATACGGCCGCGTCCATATTTCAACGATCTGGCGCGGATTCGCAACGCCGCGCGCCGCGAGCAGTTCAATAGCGCGAGGCGGGTCAATGATTGATTTGCGGAGCAAGCGGTGGCAAGCCGCTATTCGCAAGTGTTGCTTGTCTAGTTTGCCGGTAGGGGTGCGGAAGGCGTTCATGCCTCACCCATGCCCGTAATAAGTTACGCCGGCCTGCGTATAGAGGCGGTCCAAAAACTTAACCATGCCTGCCTCGTTTTCCGTAGCAAGCACCCAACGGTCGTCAGCGGTAGCCGGCGCGGTTTCGGCAACGCAGGCAACCAGGTTCTGGCATTCGTAATTGCGCTTGGTGAAATACTTGTTGCGGTATGTGTTCATGATTGCGTTTCCTTCTGTTGCCCTAAACCTAGCACGCCCAGAAGAATTTGCAAGCGAAAAATGCTAAAGATTCTAAAATAAATGAAAATCCCCATACAAGCCCGCTGACGCGATTTAAGCCGCTTCTGGTATCCCAACGCCACCCAAGCCAACCGAACGCGCGTAGCCTAGCCGCTCGTTAACAAACGCTAGTATCTGCGCAACGGCGTCGGCGCATGAATTGGCGCGGATAACCTGGACGGCGAATCCTAGCGACACCAAAGCCGCATGCCGTTCGTGCTGTTCCGGCGATAGGCGCCCCGTCATGGTTTTGTTCTCAACGAAAGCCGCGTGACCTCCCGCAATGAAAATCGTTAGATCCGGATGGCCCGCCGTCATGCCGGTTGCTTTTGAAATCGTTGCCGTGCGCTTACTTGTCTTGACGCCCTCAAGCCCGCCGGCGAATACAAACAGCTTCCCGTAACCGGCATGGGCTTTCAAAGCGCGGCATTGCGCCGCCTGCATTTCCCATTCAAGAGGCGGTGCCTCGCTCGCTACCGTCACGCCGTTTTTAGAAACTAGCCGCATACGCTTTCCGCCAATGCGCGTCGTTAGCGTTTTGAGTGAATTGGCCTTAGGTGCTTTCGCCTTGCTTTTGACAATATTAGAATTAGCTGGTTTATCGGTCATGAATTTCACTTTGCAGGTTGTATCGCAGGTGGTGAACTGGACACCTATTTTCCACACCACCTTGAGCTAGTAATTTTCACTCCACACCACCTGGTTTCTAGGTAACTACGTACCTAGTGAACCAAGTGGATGTGATGTTCACTTACTACCTAGCAAACCAAGGTGAACTCAAGGTGGTGTGGAAACCTATTGGTGTATATATTATGGAACTGGGTTGTAGAAATTAGAGAAGGCTAATCATATATATTGTGTCATTTGTGCGGCACTATGCGGCTCTGGCGTACTCCCCGTGAAGCACTTTTGCGGCTTCTGCATATGCGCTGGCGGCATCTAGTTTATCATTGAACGAGCCAAGAAATTTGCTGACACCATTAACCTTTATGCATGCTCTCCATTTTTTATCGCCCTTGTGGAAACTGACTCCCTTAAATCCAGACGTATTTTTTGTGCTAATTTTCTTGTTAATTGAGTTCTGGCTAGCGGTTACAATGCGAAGGTTTGAGCGCCTGTTATCAAGACACTTGCCGTTAATATGGTCTACAATTTGCCCCTTTGGCGCATCCAAAATAACGCGGTGCATTAGCTTATAGTGGCCATTTTGGTCTTTTCCTTGAGCGTAAATATGCGACTTTTTTCCAGTTTTTGCCCAGACATAATTCTCGACAATATGATAATCTGCCAGGTCAATGATTGAATAATCACTTTCGCCAAGGTGGATGAAAACGTATTTTCCACTAAACAGATGCTCCCTTGGCGGGTTGTCATTAGCTGCCGCTATTTGAGGGATTCTGGCTCTCGCTTCCTCTACAATTTCATTTATCTCATCAAAGTCATTGCGTTCATGCGCTGATACCAGCAGCCTTAAATGCTTCAAATATTCCAGTTCGATAGCCAATACAAAAACCCTCCAGCGCGGATATAGCCGCCCGAAAGGGTATATAGGTGCTAAACGTGTTTATTTTAAGGGGCAAACCCGCTATTCCGCATAAACGCTAAACAGCGTTAAAAACTCCGCGGCGCCGTTAATGTGAATTTCGCCTTTACGCACGCGCTTTGAAACGATAACCCGCAGCGGCCCGATAGTCCCGACATCCTCGCCGTCGGCGACGTCGATTGTTTTTTTGAGTTGCCCCATAAAGTCGTTGTCGGTCGTTTTCGGTTTCATGCCGGCGTCCTTTTCCGTTAAACTTTCAGCGAGTATTCGCCCTCTTGAAATAGGTTATCGCTTGCCGCCTGCAGCAAGCCGGCGACGTGCGAAATATCGCCAACGTCGGCCCAATTGATAGCCTCCGGATCCGCGTTGAATTGGTCGGCGCTAGCCGCCTGCAGGCGATTCAAAATCGCGTCAATCTGCGCCTTTTTTGCCATCCAAGCGTTAAGCGCTTTTTCGTTTGCCATTTCCGTATCTCCTTTGCTTTCCGTTAAGCCACAATAGCACGTCTAGCATATTGTGCAAGTGGTAAGTTGTTCGGAATCGCAATAGTCCATTGCGCCGTCCAGCGTATGCAGGCGCGCTACGATTGGCGGCCTTACACCGTCACGCATTTGCGCGTCCGTTACGCCGTGCGCATCGCGCACATAATATTGGCGGTCGTGAAAACCGTCCGCGCCTAAGCACCTGATTTCGCAAATCTGAAAGCGGGAATACCGCCCGTAAAGCGCGGTACTAAGCTCCGTTCCCTTGACCAGAAACTTGCCGTCATTCGCGGCCGTAACCGTGCGCCAATTAAGCGATGCCGCCCGCATTATGCTACCTCCGCCATTGTGGTTTCGCAGATGCCGGCAAGGTATGCGCGGAGCGGCTGGTTGACCATCGCCTCGGCAATCAATGCGGTTTCCGTCATGGCAACTTTGCCGGCTGAAACCGTAATAACGGTCGGCAAGGCAATCGCCGCGGCTGGTGCCAGGTTCATGGTGCGGGCAAGAGAAACGAGGGCGTAGGTCATGGGAGCCTCCTTAAGGCTGCTGCGCTAGCATGATTGCCGCGCCGTCTGTTTCAATACCCACAAATTACCACGCCTAGAATTTATGTCAACAGAAAAAATGCTAAAAGGTATAATTATTTTCTCGCGTATCGGTTAGACAAAATCCGCGTAAGTATTTGATATTAGGTGGCGGCAACAGCTACCTAGTGGCGTGCGCGGCCAATGCAATCTTAAACAGATGCTCCGCGCCCCATTCATTCATTGCTATGTTAACGGACGCCAGCACAATTCGCACGTTATCGCGGGTGTAACCTTTTGTGCAATCAATGCGGTCTAGGCTTGGCGCGCTCTTGCGCCTCATTTCATTGCCGTTGCGATCAACACTAAAGCGCATGCCGGTTACGGCGCATCGGTAGTTTGCGGCATGCAATTTTTCAATTACCCATTCGCGGTCAATGTCAAAATCAATGCCGCGACGCTTTGCACGATTACGTACCGAGCGCACCATATCTGTTACCGATGCGTCAATGGCGGATCCGTCAAAATCAGGAACGGCCTGTATGAATTCAGAATAGCCGCTTGCGGCCGCTATATATTCCGGCGAGTGTTCATTGGCGCCCAAAGGCAGCGCGATTTGATATTTGCCGCGACGGTAATACGTCCTTATTTTGCCCAACCTGTCCACGTATCGCTTGATATATTTAGGCAAATGAGATGAATCCTTGTTATGGTTAGACATACCATATATAGTAGTTAGACACATAAAATCAACCATATGGATTAAATAAACATCGGGTTATATCGGAATAGATCGCGGCTAACAAAATGTAAAAAAGTCAATTAAATCAATGATAATGCGAGTCCCTCCGGGCCCACCAATAACAAAAATACTTCAATTAAATCAAACGCTTGCCTGTTGCCTATCGGGTGTTAGCCGCACGTGTTAGCCGCAACGTTAGCCGCGTGCAACGTAACAACCTTGTCAATTGCCTGTTTCGCCATGCGCAATTGATTCGCCGCACGGCTATAAAGTTCGGCCTGCTGCAGCGTTGTGTGCCCAAGCAGGTCCATTGATTGACGGCTGGTCGCCTCGCCCTCCGCCGCCATACGGCCGAGTGTCTTGCGCAACCCGTGCAACGTGCAGCCGGCTGGCAACCCAGCTTGTTTTGTCCATTTAGCCATATCGCCGGTTAGCGCCTTGGCGGAACGACTCGCCCCGTACTTGCCAGGGAAATAATAATCGCCATCTGCCGGCAACGCATCAAGCGCGTCTGCAGCCATAGGCGCAACGGGCATGGCTATTTCGTCTCCGGTCTTTTGAATTGTTTTGACAAAGCAGTCTATTTCAATATGGGTGCCGTCAATCAAAATACGCCGTGCCTGGCGCTCGCTACGGCTTAGCGTCACAATATCGGAACGCCTATTACCAAGCCAAAGCGCGGCGGCATAAACAGCGCGTGGTACACTACCTATTGGGTGGCGATCCTCAAACTTAGCGCGCTCGCCGTCTGTCCATGCACGCCAGCCGGTATATTCTGGGCGGTGCTTAACTTTCCAAGTCGGATCCGTTTCAATCCATTCCTCGTCCAACGCTACCACGATTAGCTTGCGGATTGTAACAAGCATGTGCTTGGCTTTGTGCGGCGTGCTAACGTTGCGGGAAAGGATTAGCTTTACATGCCTCCGCTTGAAATCAACAACCGGAACGTCGCGCCATGCTAGCGTGTCTGTGCTATCAGGATTAACGCGCGCCATAAGAAAGGCATTAGCCATTCGCTCGTGCTTGCCTTGCGTGGCACCGTTGAAATTTTTAAATTCTGATGATTTTGAATAGACCGCCCAAGCGGCACCGAATGAACGCGCTACGGTTTGGCTTCCAGCACGCTTAACAGCGGCGCGCTTCGGAACGCCGGCAATCGCGCATTGATAGTCGGAATTGAATTGCGCCTCGCCAGGCACACCGCGCAGGGATATGGATTTGACGCGCGTAAGGCGAAGGCGCCAGCGTGTCTTGCCGCGGCTATCCGTAAAGGATGCGGCGCCTGGGTAATCCGGATGCATAGCCATACGGCTATTGCGCATTTATTGTGGCAAAAGTCAAGCCGCGAGCGCCGAGTCTATCCTGTTTGTATCGCTTGGCAAATCATTGAAAGCCAGGTCAACTTGGTATCTATCCCAAACCACACGCCCGCCTATACGCTTAGGCTTAGGCATGTTGCCGGCCGCAACTAGTTCGTCAAACTTTGTCGTGCCTACACCAATCCAACGGGCGGCCTGCGCACGGTCTAGCCCGCGTGGAGGGAAAGCATAAGGATCGCTTAGCTGCGTCATTGTTTAATGATTCCTGCTTTTTATGGCGGCCTTAATGTGTGCCGTGATGCGGGCGGGTGTCACCACAAATCCTCGTAATCCGATTCAATCTCGTCCAAGCGTCCATGTTTAATCGCGCCAAATCTAGCGCACCAGCCAGCAGTCCACTCGGCGTTCGAAGCTGATTGGCGCCGCTCGTCGTATGGATTATGTTCGACGGAAACCTCAAACTTATGCGCGCACCAGCCGTCTTTTTCTGCGGTTGTTTTTGTCATTGCCTACCCCTGGCGGTGATCTGTTGAGCGGATATGTCAAGACGAGCGGTCAAGCGGGTTCTCCTGCCCTGATGGCGGCGGCGATTTGCTTGACCTCATGCTTGGATCGCGGCATACCGGCCCTGTCGTAGGCGTCAACAGCTTGGTCAACAATTCTCGCTGCCCGCTCTGTCGCGGCTTCGCGCTCGGCGACTAGAGCGCGGGCGATGGCGCTAACATTGATGCTGTATCCGTCAGGAGTGGTCGTCACCGCTTCCATTGCCGCTTTGATTGCCCAGTGCGGTATCTCGGTCGCTTGCTGGCCTCCAATACATGCAGCGCGTAGGCTTGATGTTGGTCGTCTTTGTAGAACGTAGTCGCAAGGATATGCAGACCGGCTTTCAGTGCATCCCGTTCCGCCGTCAGCCTTTCGACTTCGGCGATAAGCGCGGGAATGTCAGTGCGGGCGTGAGCGATGAAATCTGCGTCATTCGGTTCGATCTTGACAAACGTAACCCACGGACCATCATCGACGCCTATTCCACTGGCTTGCCCGACAATTGTATATGGTGCTTTGGCTTGTGGGTCGTTGTATGCAGTGATGATGAACGTTTCAGTATGAAAGCCTTTGCCTTTATATTCAGGCTTGGACGGGTTGAAACGATAAGAGTGCTGCCGCTCCCAAGCCACCCACGGTCCTGGCGATGCCCTTTCTGCCCGCGCCTTGATGGCTGCTATCTGTTCTGGTGTGTCAGTCATGGCCGGATTCCTTTGGGACTTTATAGCCGTGCGGCGAATCAAGTTCAACATTGGGAAAACGCGTAAACGTGAAGAAAGACCAACCGTTAATGATGGCTGGAACGCGCTGTGGCGGGTATCGTCTGCACCGGCCAAGAAGCCATTTTGATTGGTCAAAGTGGAATTTGCACGTCTCGCACGTAGCCATCACTTCGCCCTCGCATCAATAAGGGCTAGGATGGCGCGGGCGCGGCGGAAATCGCCAACCGTGACAAATTTGTTTTTAGCTGGCTGATCCCCACCGAACGCCATATTGCCGGTTGATGCTACAATGGTGGTGCTTGGTCGCAGCAATTCCTCAAGTTCATCGCGATCCATGACATGCTCTGCATCCGGTTGAATCCGTAGCTGACCAGCTACGGAGCCGTCATTATCGACGATGCTGAAGTCCGCAAACGGTCGCAGCGCCTCTCCTGCTTGGCGCAGGAGTTCGGCATCGGATGGGGTGGGATTGATGAGGCGATAGTGGGTGATAGACCAACAATCCGCCCGATTTGCCTTTACCCACCCGCAACCGATTGCGTCCAGATTGTCAAACCAACCAACAGACCCATCGTCATATTTAATCTCGTATTCCCCCGCCTTAGCATCCGGTATCGGACACGGGCCACCCGAATGTGGAATCCAGCCGTCTTTTGAGTCACTAGTTGCCAAACGCTCTTGCACCATTTCGTCGGTCCTCACACTGCAACCCCTACCGTCAAGCATTCCAAAACGCGCGCCCCCGACATAATCAAAGCGATTAGCGCAACGGTAAGGCCGCCCAACAGAAACCAGACCGCAGGCGCATAATCGGCGCTAACTGGCGGTGCGTCTGTAATTTCAATTGCAGGATATTTACGGGCGCGCGCTTTTGCCGTTTCAAGGGCGCGCATGCATTCTTCGTCCAGGCCGAAGCTGCTTAGTTCGTATGCGTTTAAAGCTGCTGACATAATAAAGGGGTCTCCATTTCTGGAAACCCCTATAGCACTTATTTTCTAGCCTTGCAAGTGCTAAAAATTCTATATGTTCAATATCATCATATAGACCGCATACCGACAACCTTATGGGTGGCCGTTACCTCGTGCGAATCAAAGCTCAATTCCATTTCGGGATTAAGCTGCTGCAGCACCAAATGCTCTGCGTCCTGTGAAATGAACCGCTTGACATACCCGCATGAATCCTCGCCGGATCCGATTTGCACAACGCAGAAATCACCGCGCCCGACCGGCTTGTGCGGGTGAACCATAAGCAATTCGCCGGCATAAAAGCGCGGCTCCATTGAATCGCCGTAAACGTAAACCGCATACCCGCCCTCTACGCCGTTTAGTTCGGGTGGCGTTGGTATGGAATCGTATTCTGTATGCATCATTATTAGCCTTCCAGGCTCGCCCGCTGCCGCGCGCCCCAGAATCGGTGTACGCGCCGCGCCAATATATGGCGCATTTAGCTCACGCACACGCTGCGACACATTACGCGGAATGGCCGTCCGGCTAACCATTTTGCCGGGGCGATCAAGATCGACGGCCGTATCATCAATAAGCGTTGCGAAATCCTTTTGAGGGATACGCAGCGCGCTAGCCAGTTCACGCCATTTACGCGGACGCGCGGTTTCACCCGCCTCAATCTTAGAGACGTTACGCTGTGAAATGCCCGAAAGCGCGGCCAGCTCGGCTTGCGTCATTCCAAGTTCGGTTCGGCGGGTTTCAACCGCTGTGCCTAGTTTACTCATAATTTTATCCTTTGCGGCTTCGCCCCGCACATCCGCGATATTTTTATCGTCAGGCCACCCGAATAGCACCTAAACGCAAATAAGTCAAACATGCCGAATTTTGTGCTTGACAAAACGTGCTAGAAATTCTATTAGTGCCATTGTGACTAAGAATTGAAGCTAACGGAAAAGGAAATTCACCCCATGACTAAGCGCCTCAACGGCAGATTAAGACCCACCGCAAGGGGCGGGCCGCCATAGCCTCACATGGGCTTGCCGAAACATTCATTTTGAAGGGAAAAAGCCATGTTGAGACAAAATTCGAATAAGGGCGGCGGCTACGTGCCGCTGACTACTAAGGACGGCACTGTCTATTATGCCACAATCAACGGCGGGCATTCAACGGCCTGCCAGCGCGTGCCGGTTACGGTCGCAGATGTTGGCGGCGTGCGGTGAGTACAGGCGATAATGATTTCGATTTCGCGCTAGGCCAGGACGTTGAAGGCTCATTTCTCGGCAAGATTGAGGAACGCTCGCAGGGATACGGCGACGACGGGGCGCCGGTCAACAAATATCAGGTGCGGATTATAGGCTTGCGCCGCCGGTTTTGGATTGAGGAAGATTTCCTGTTTGAACCGGAGGCAGCCAATGCGCAGTAAACCCACAGGCAAAGCGGCGTTAGGCGCGGGCTGCACAATCATCATTAGCGGTACGCCGGCGGTATGCGTAGGCGTGCGAGAAACGGTTAGCGGCACGTTCTATACGGCGCGCTATTGCGACAATAATGGAAACCCGCAGGAGCGCGAATGGGCGGCCGACGCGGTTTCATTTCCCGAAATTGAAAATGTGATCGAACTGCGAAAGGCGGCAGCATAACCATGCAAGTTTACGACACGCACGACGACGAAACCGATTACGGCAACCCGCCGTGGACTACGGTTATTGCGGCGGCATTCATTGCTTTTAGCGTCGCGGCGCTAACGGCATGGGGATTAACGGAGGCTGTCAAATGGGTGATTCAGTAATACCCGCAGCCTACATCACAACTACAGGCGAGCCGGTATCAGGCTTAACCGGAAGCTGGTTTCCGGATCCGATCAGCATTGCATGGCTCGTTGCCGCATTGGTGGTTTTGTATATCGTCATAGGGGGTTAACGCATTGGCCTTGAATCCAAGCGAACTAAGATCAACAAAGAATAACCTGCCGCCCATTGCCGTGTTTTACGGCGTCGGCGGTAGCGGCAAGACGGAACTGGCGTCGCAATTTCCGGAGCCTTATTACCTTTCGACTATGGGCGAGGAACCGCCTGAAAATATCGAAATGGCAACGCCTGGTCAGATTGAATCACTAGCGGACGTTTATTCCGTGATTGATTGGCTGCTAACCGCGCCGCACGAATTCAAGACGCTTATCATTGATAGCCTTGACGGCATTGAGCCTTTGGTGTGGGCGGCAACGATTGCCGAAAACCCGACAACCGAAAAGGGCGCGATGGTTAGCAGTATTGAGGATTACGGTTATGGCAAGGGTTACGTGCTAGCGGAGGCTAAGTGGACTGAATTGCTATCCGGCCTGCAGGCTATCCGCAAGGCGGGCATGGCGGTTATTCTAATCGGGCACGAGGAAATCCAACGCTTTGACGACCCGACCAGCGATCCTTACTCCCGCTATATTATCCGGCTGCAAAAGGGCGCTAGCGCGATTGTGCGGGAGACGGCGCAGATTGTCGGGTTTATCAACTACCGCCGCACGCTGAAAGAAAAGGACGTGGGCTTTAATAAAAAGGTAGGCCACGCCGAGGGCAGCGGAGAGCGCGAAATCCACCTAGAGGAGCGGCCAGGGTTTTTGGCTAAGAACCGATACGGCATGCCGCCCAAGGTGCCTTACAAGCAGGGGCGCGGCTACGAGGAACTTTCAAAATACTTTCCGGCGCCTACGGGGGTGTCACAATGAAAATCATTGGCGCAGGCGTTTCACACGATACGCGTGGGGCTACGGTCCTGGTCGATTTTTCCGACAAAACCCGCGTTGGATACCCGCTTTACACGGACGATGGGAGGTGGCGATTCGCCAATTTATGCCGCGACGCTAATATTCACGACATAACAGATACAAAACAACTTCGCGGCCTAGAAATTTCAACAAAATAGGAGACTAACCAATGGCACAATTAAACACCGCGTTTGACGCAAGCGCGCACGATACCACGGCGCGGGATTACGAGGATTTGCCGAACGGCATTTATGATCTTGAAACCGTGGCCGGCGAATTGAAACCAACGTCAACGGGCGGCACTATGCTGGCGTTGCAGTATTCCGTTATTGCGCCGGAAAACTTTGCGGGCCGCCGTATTTTTGCGAATATGAATATTGAGAATTCAAGCGCAAAGGCACAGGAAATCGGGCAGCAGGAATTGGCTAGCCTTTGCCGCGCGCTTGAACTGTCAACGATCAACGATACGGACGAACTTTTGCTGAAATCATTCCGCGCGAAAGTAGGCATGGAAAAGCAGGGTGCGGATCCGAAATACAAGCCGCGCAATAAGATTGTGCGCTTTTACTATCCGGACGAGGGCGATTTGCCGCCGCTTGCCGTTGATGCCGCCACGCCTGCGGCCAACGATAACAAGCCTGTTGTGGCTAAGGTAGCGGCTAAGCCAGCCGCGGCTGCCGGTTCGCGGCCTTGGGGTAATAAGTAAGCATTAAAGGGGCGGTTAATCGCCGCCCCGCCACTTTGAATTTTAGGAGATTGACCGAATGGCATATGATTTGAAGTTTGCAACAAACTACCTTGAAACTGGCGGGCTTGGTAAGGTTATCGGATTTACAGATTTGGCACACCAAGCGAAAGAGCCAAAGGTTTTGATTGATACCGATATGGCTATGGCTCTATGTCTGCTTGCGGACGAGGCTATCAAAGCGCGCAAGGCAGTCACGCTTAACTAATTTGCCGTCACCAATCCGGCAAACAACTGGCGGCGCGCTGTGACTGTTGATTCAGTGCGCCGCTCTTTTTCACCCAATTCAAGGAATCAACCATGCGCCTTACCATAGCGCGGGCCGATTTGGCGCGCATTCTTTCCGGAACGATCAAGGCCGTTGAGGCCCGCAATACAATCCCGATCCTGTCAACCGTCAAACTTACGGCGGAGGCTGGCAAGCTAACGGCAAACGCTACGGATTTGGATATTGAAATCAAATCAAGCATTGCCGCCGATGTTGAAACTGACGGCGATACGTGCGTTAACGCGGCGCTGCTAAACGGCATTGTCGGCAAACTACCGGCCAGCGGTGAGGTGTTGCTTGAAACCAAGGACAATTCGCTGGCGATTTCATGCGGGCGTTCGCGGTTTAAATTGCAGGCTTTGCCAGCCGGTGATTTTCCGGCAATGGCGGAGGTGCAATATTCGGCCAGCTTTGAAATTGATTTGGCCGCGCTTGTCTTGCCGCTTGCCTTTGCAATGTCAACGGAAACCACGCGCTATTATCTTTGCGGCGTTTACATGCATACGGACGCGGGCCGCATTAAAGCCGTAGCGACGGACGGCCATAGGTTTGCACTTAATGCAATTGATTCCGCCGAGGATTTCAAAGGCATTATCATACCGGCAAAAACTATCGGCCTGCTACCGCGCGAAACGGTGCAGTTTAGCGTTTCGGATTCCAAAATTCGCATTGTCGCCGGCGATACCGAAATTACAAGCAAACTGATTGACGGCACCTATCCCGATTACGAGCGCGTCATTCCGAAATCAAACGACAAGTTGATTATCGTTGATAACGCGGCCATGCGGGCGGCCAGTGACCGCGTTGCGCTTGTTAGCGCGGAAAAGGCCCGTGCCGTCAAGATCAACGCTGTAGCGGGCCGTGTGACGCTTTCCGTAAGCGGGCAGGAGGGCAATGCAACGGAGGAAATCGACGCGGAATATGCGGGCGAGGAACTTACCGTAGGTTTGAATAGCCAATACCTAGCGAACGTTGCCGGCATGTTTCCGCCGGGCGCCTTGAAAATATTTGTAGCCGACGCGGGATCGCCGATTTTGTTCAAGGCGGATTTGGTGCCGGATATGTTGGGCATTGTTATGCCGGTAAGAATAACATGAAACATACGCAAAAACTTCCTGAATTGGAAACGCTTAATAGTCTTTTTTCGTATGATCCCGACAGCGGGATTCTAACTTGGAGAGAAGGCGCGCAACAATATGCAACATACCTAAACGGCAAGTCTGCGGGAACAATTTCCAAGGGCGGATACCTGCGCTCTACAATCAAAAAGAAGATGTACGCCAACCACCGAATTGCATGGAAAATGCACTATGGCGAAGATCCCAATGGCGTGATTGACCACATAAATGGAATTGCGACAGACAATAGAATATCAAATCTGCGCGACACGACGCAATCTAAGAACCTTGAAAATAGGGTCATTCATAGCAATTCAAGCACAGGCATAAAGGGGGTAATACTAAATAAGAGGGGGATATATAAGATTAATCTTTTCCACGATGGCAAAAAGTTACCGTCGCCGTCTTTTAGAGATATTGACGATGCAAGAAACTACGTAATGGAAAAAAGGACACTATTGCACGGCGAGTTCACTTGTCATGGGCATAGGTAGCCACTTTCAAATTTCTAGCCAAACACCCGCGCTGCATTCGGCGCGGGAAACTTACCGCCAACAGGGAATCAGCATGTCAGCAATAGTAGAACGTCCGGCGGAGTTTGACGCTAAGGTTATGGCGCACGTCAAGGCGCTAGGCAAAACGGCATGGCTAAAGACGCGCAATCGTGAGGCCGCGGATGACTTGGTTAGCGATACAGTAATCCTAGCACTGCACCGCTGGCAAAACTACAATCCTAAATGGGCAATGTGGACATGGCTGTGCCTACTCATGAAAGGCAAGGCGCGCGACAATTGGATTGCGCGTAAAAGCCGGATTGAAATGATCGGCACTAGCTCGGAATATTTTGCCGCGGCGGCGCTACCTAATCAGGAATCGCGCGTTGCTTTGAATGAGGCGCTAGCGGTATTGGATACAATCAAAAACGGCGACTTGGTCTTAGGCCGAGCAATGGGCGACGTGTCGGCGGAAACCGCTAGAAAGCGCGGCGTATCGCGTCAGCATATTGTCAATCAAACGGTTGTAGCTGCTGCGCGGTTTAAGGATTTGTGCCAATGACACTAACCCTCCGCTATTATCAGCGCGAGGCAATCGACGCTGTTTTTGAATACTGGCGAACGGAGCCGGGAAACCCGCTGATTGATCTCGCGACCGGCACAGGAAAGAGCGCCTGCGCGGCAACGCTGATTATTGAATTGCTTGCCGGTTGGGGTGATATGCGGATTGTATCAATTACGCATGTTGCGGAATTGATTGAACAGAATTACCAGGAACTTGTTGGCATGTGGCCATTCGCACCTGCCGGTATTTATTCGGCGGGGCTATCAAGGCGTGACCACCATGCGCAAGTCCTGTTTGCCGGCATTCAAACCGTGCATGGCAAAGCCGCGCAAATCGGGCATGTTGACGTTTTGCTGGTTGACGAGGCGCACCTTATACCGGCTAGCGCGGAGACAATGTACGGCCGGTTTATTGCGGCCATGCGCGATATAAACCCAGACCTTAAGATTGTGGGGCTTACCGCCACACCTTACCGGCTTGATAGCGGGCGGCTTGACGAGGGCGAGGACCGGCTATTTGACGAGACGGTTTACACGTATGGAATCGCGCAAGGGATTGCGGACGGATACTTGGCGCCGATTACCAGCAAGGCAATGGAAACCGCATTTGATCTAAAGGGCGTCGGCACACTAGGCGGCGATTACAAACAAAACGCGCTGCAGGCCGCCGTTGATAAATCGGACGTTACGGAGGCGCTGGTTAGGGAGATTGTTGCCAAGGGCCGGGACCGGCGTAGTTGGCTTGTGTTCGGATCCGGCGTTGACCACGCATTGCATATCCGCGACGAAATAAGAAACCACGGCATAACGGCGGAAACAATCACGGGCGAAACGCCTAAAGATGAGCGCCGCCGTATTATAGCCGCGTTTAAGGCGTATGAAATTCGCGCGCTAACGAATAACAGCGTGCTAACTACCGGCTTTAACCATCGCGGCGTTGATTTGCTTGCGTGCGCTAGGCCAACACAGTCGGTTTCGCTATATGTTCAAATGATCGGGCGGGGGACACGCACGGTTTGCGATGTATCGCATGAAACGGCGGAGGAACGCCGCGCGGCTATTGCGGCAAGTGAAAAGCCTAACTGCTTGGTTTTGGATTTTGCTAAGCTGGCCTATACGCACGGGCCGGTTGACATGGTTGGACCGGAAAAGCCGGGCAAGGGAAACGGCGAGGCACCGGTTAAGGTTTGCCCTGATTGCAACGAATTGATTCACATTTCGGTTATGAAATGCACAAGCTGCGGCTATGACTTTCCGCCTAGCGAGGAAATTAAACTAACGGCAACGAGCGGCGGTGCGCCTATCATATCGACCGAACTTGACATGTGGCGCACGGTAACGCGGCGGTCATTTGCGGAGCATCCGGGTAAGGAGGGCAAGCCCGATAGCGTCAAAACTACATTTATGGTTGGCATGCTTGCCGTTAATAACTGGCTTTGCCCCGGCCATACGGGATTTGCGAAACACAAGGCCGATAGGTTTTGGCGCGATCACGGCGGGCAAGTACCGTTTCCGGCAAACGCGCAGGAGTGGCTTTTGCGCCAGCTTGAACTAAACGACACGGCCGAGATTGAGTTGGAATATAACGGCAAGTATGCGAATGCCAAGAATTATAAGACCGGAACGGAAGCCACGCAATCGGATGAATATTATGTGCCTGAAACGCGATACGCGCCGGTGGCGGTGAGTGAGTGGACTAATGTTTTGGATGGGGACGAAATCCCGTTTTGAGGTGCTGGAATGATTGATATTGAAAAACTAACCGCCGCCAAGCGCGTTGAGGTTATTGGCGACTGCGTGATGATCTTAGGCGATTGCCTGACTGTCATGCCGCAGATTGGCAAGGTTGATGCCGTGGTGACCGACCCGCCGTATGGGATTGGGTGGAAACCAAGGGTAAATCATCAGGACCAAAAGTGGGTTGATGAAATCAATTTCGACATAAGGGATTTTTTGATCGCCCGCTATCATTTGATTTGGGGTGGGCAGTATTTTGCTGACAAATTGCCAGTTGCCGAAGGCTGGTTGACTTGGTGTAAGCGTCCAGTTGATGGGTTCGATTTCTCTAATGATAAGCGTAGTTACTCAACAACTGAGTTAGCTTGGCGCGATTTTGGAAAGCCTGCTTTTTTTAGCCAAGTTTGGGACGGAGGAATGAGGGCAGGTTCTGCGGAAAACAGAACATTTTGCCATCCATCGCAAAAGCCAATCGAATTAATGGAATGGTGCGTTAAAAACGTTCCGATTGACGCTAAAACCATCCTAGACCCCTTCATGGGAAGCGGCACCACTGGCGTTGCATGTGTCAAGACAGGCCGCAAGTTCATCGGCATTGAGATTGATCCAGACTATTTTGAAATAGCCTGTAAGCGCGTTCGGGAAGCCTATGCCCAACCTGATTTCTTTATCGCCAATGATAACAAGCCCGCAAAGCAGGAGGCGATGATTTGACAATCCTAGACATACTAAAGCGGCACGTTACCGAATTTACCGCGCGCATGATTATCGCCGATTTGATTAAGGCGGGCGTGTTTCGGGCGGATCCGGTGGTGATTGAGGGCGAATTTACGGTTATGGAGAGTGGCGAAAATGAAACAACCAATTGACGTAATAGCGGAACGCACGGGCAAGCACGAGGCGGCGGCGGTTATCGACCTGTTGCGCGAGGCGGGTTGGATAATCCTGCGGCATGATGCCATTCGGTTGGCGCAGGCGCATGAGCGGGAATACCAACTTTACGGAAAGTGGGAAGACCACAAGCAGGCAAAGCAAACAGGGAAGGCGGCATAATGGGACAAGGCGCAGAAGACCTAGACATGCAATGGGCAGCAAACAGCGTTTCTGCCTCTAACCCGCGCGCCGTTATAGGTGCCAACCGAACCCCCGCAGAACTAATATTTGACGAAATCGCGGACCTATACGAAACGGCAAAAGACTTTTGCGACGGCATTGCGGTCAACGACCAGGATACAGCCGACGCGCTGACTAAAATCATGGAGGGCATTCACGACGCCGGCAAGCGCGCGGAGGATATTCGCGTTACCGAAAAGGAGCCGCACCTAGCCGCAGGGCGTGCCGTGGACGCGCTTTTCAAGCCGGTGCTAGATAAGGTCAAACTAGGCAGGGATGCGTGCGCTGCCTTGCTTGCGCCTTGGCGTAAGCGCCTTGCGGACGAGGCGGCACTTGCGGCTAAGAAATTGCGCGAGGAGGCAGACGCTAAGGCCGCCGCAGCGCGCGCCGCAATGCAGACAACGGTTGGCAATCTGGCCGAACGCGAAAAGGCGGAATCGCTTGCGAAAGAAGCTAAGGCGCTACACCAGATCGCGCGCAAAGCCGACAATAAGCCGACCGGCCTTGTTACGCGGTGGACGGCTAAAATGGTTGACTTTGAAAAGGCGGCAGATTGGGCTTTTGAACGCGACCGGACAAAGTTTGTGGAAACCGTGCAAGCCATTGCTGACGCTGCGGTGCGCATGGGGCTGCATACTATTCCCGGTTTTGCGGTCGAGGAGAGCAAGGTGGCGAGGGTATGAATGATTCAGTGACAGAGACGCCAGCCACAGCGCTGACACCTGCCGTTACATTCCTTGACGGCAAGGTAACGCTTCGCGGTGGCGATTGCCGCGACGTTATTAAGACCTATCCGGACAACTATTTTGACTCGGTTGTAACGGATCCGCCCTATGCGCTGGTGTCTATTGTTAAGCGATTTGGCGGGGCTGGCGCAAAAGCAACAAAGGACGGCGACGTGTATTCACGCTCGTCTAGCGGCTTTATGGGCAAGCAATGGGATACCGGCGAAACTGCCTTTAGCGAGGAATTTTGGGCCGAGGTTTATCGCGTGCTTAAGCCGGGTGGCCACGTCGCTGCCTTTAGCGGCACGCGCACATATCACCGCATGGCCGTTGCGATTGAGGACGCTGGATTTGAAATAAGGGATTCCATTTACTGGCACTACGGCTCAGGATTCCCGAAAAGTCATAGCATAAATAAAGCACTAGAGGCAAAGGGGTTGGCTTGTAATTGCCATATAGCCACACCATATAATCACAATGAAGATGAATCAAAAAATTTGCATAGTGTGCGATGCCGAATGGATGCCGAAGGACAGGTATCAAGCGGTGCGCAATCAGACGTGCAGCCAGGAATGCAAGGGCATCCTGATAAGCGGGACGGCGGTTCGCGTGAAAGCGGCGCCGACGATTCCGTGCTCGACGTGCGGGACGTTAATTCACAGGCCGGCGTCGCGGTTAAAGCGAAACG